AATTTTCCCACATTATGTAAACCGAACATACGTACTAAAGCCAGTGCCATTGACTGCGAACATCTGTTCGGATGTATTCCAGTCCGGCACTGGCCATTGTATTTGATGCAATATAGTTTTGTTAAATATTTGCCATGGCTAATCGTATGTAAAGTTAATGTAAAATTATTTGCGGTTTACATAAGAGAATATCAAAAGTTATTAACTATGATATAATGAATGTGAGAGTATAGCCCTTAATATCATATTTATGTAAAGGAGAGATAAAAACATGTTTTCTGTAGTTTTCTATGATGTAAGAACCGGTCAGACAGGTGATATGATGGAGTGTTTAGACCACATGACCAGATCATACTTTAGAACTATTATGACTAATATTCATATGGAGTGCAGCTATGATAAACGGAAATATCAAGCATATGTATTCATTGGTAAATCACTTGGAGATGTCAATTCAATGACAGAGTTTAAATACCCTTATTTGCTTATGGCTGATATTATCGTTAGTGGATTTAAAACAGAAGATGGATATATCAATATCAGAGTTAAAAGAAATACTGATTTTGTATCAACGTTTGTTAGACGTATGTTGAACTATTCCTATCATGCTTTTATGTGAGGTGGAATTTTAATGAAAAACCGATTAAGATTATGTAATCATGTTAAAATTGAATTATCGTACTCAAATAATGCTTTCAGACTGGATATAACTGTTATAGACTATAAACATGGAGAGTTGCCGGACTGGGATTTGATTAGAGAATGCGCAAGGGTTTTAGACAGATACACATTACCCAGTGATGATTTTTCTACAGCCGTATTAACTTATAATGGTATCTATGCCGGCATGGTAGTTATCAGATCAAATAGAACTGTGTTATGGTATGGTAAGAACACAAGTAAAGGAAAGGAAGTGTATAACGTATGAAAAACACATTTGTTAGGGCTTTTTCATTATCTACGGATGCAGAAAAGATTATTGACACCTATGCAGCTAAAAAAGGTATCAAATCAAAATCTAAAGCACTTGATAGCATGTTGAAAGAGTATGATTACATGATTAGATCGTATGAGAAACTTTTAAGAAAACTACATAATCAGTATAAGGAGAGTATAAATAATGACAATAACTGAAGCTGTAATTGAATTAGTTTTGATTTGGGCTATGGGACATATCACCGGTATTTGTACTTTTATGTTTATTGTATGGGCTGCTGAAAAGACAGGTCACAGGAGAGATTTTTATTATAATACTGAAAGTGAAGATGAGTTGGAAAGTGAGGATGATTCAGAATGAGGTTAATTAGTTTTCTGCATAAGTTGGATACAGACGAAAACGGTGATTCACATTTTGTCATTGGCATGAACTGCTACAGAGAGAGCGAATATTTTACGGAATGGTATGAGAATAAATCTGCATTACTGTCTCAGCCTAACACATTGTTAAAGCGTGATATTGTATCATTCTGGTTTAATCCTAAAGTAAATACTATCTGTATTGAATTAAGGTGATAATATGAAAGAAAAACTATATTCTATGTATAAAGATATATGCTCGCAGATGGATATTTTGTTAGATTCACTTGATAATAATAAAGGTTCTATAAAATTGAATGCTAAAAGAGTTGTAATAAATTCTATTAGGCTAGATGGATATACAGAATGTTTACAGGATTTAGGTATGTTATCGAATGATAATGTTGAAAAGTTTTCGAATTTTACTAAACAAGTACGGATGGATGTAGGTCAAATATTAAGCTTATATTCTGAACTGAGGTGAGATTATGGATTATACACCGGAAAACCTCATAAATATGGATGAGAAACAATTAAGGAAAGAATATACCAGATACAGAGACATGGCACAAAAGAGGTTAAAGCGATTACGCAATGAGGGTTTTGGAAAATCAGACATAGCTAACACTTTTGCCGGTGGTGATGTTCCTAAATTGTCCTCATTAAAAGATAAAGAATCTATAGCTTTTGCCATGGCTGAGTTAAAAGCCTTTATTGATGCTAAACAGTCCACCGTTAAAGGTATGAGGGAATATATCAAAGAGGAAAGGAAAAAAGCCATAGAGACAGATCCAGAGTTAGGTGTGGTTATCGACACATTAAATAAACACTTCCCTATGGGGCAGAAATTCCAGAAAGATAACATTGATTTATTTTTCCAGTTTATGAATGAGCGTGTTACATATAATGTAGAAAAGTTTGTTTCCAGTGATAGAATAGCACAGCTTTACAAGGTGGCTAAAGGTAAGGGTATTAAGAATCTTAATGCTATGATACGTACCGAAAAGGATTTACTATTCTTTGTAAAGGATCTGGAAAATTTGGAAGCTGTAGAACTACCTAAAGGTACTTATAAATCAGTAAAAGCATTCAAAAAAGCTATACAGGATGATATAAATCATGGGCTTGATAGGTCAATCGCTTATAAACAACAATATAGCTAGAATTATTGAGGGTGATAACTCAGCGGATATTATAACATCAGCTGAGTTACACTCAGATATAAAAGCACTGTGCCAGATTGCGGATATAGTCAAAAGACCCAGGGGAAACAAGGGCACTAAAAAGAATACATACTATAAAGACCTCATTTGTGCTTTTGATATAGAAACAAGTAAAATACTGCATAACGGTGAGTTACATTCTATTATGTATCTATGGCAATTTGCAATAACGGATACAGCCCATAATAGATCGGTATGCTATATTGGTAGGACTTGGAAAACTTTCCAGATCATAACAGATACCATATCTGAGGTATTACCGGAGGGAGTTTATGTAGTTGTATATGTACATAATCTATCCTATGAAATGCAATTTTTAAGTGGTCTATATGAGTTCGATAATGATGATGTATTTTGCACTAATCCGCATAAGATATTAAAAGCTGTATCCGGTAATGTAGAATACCGGTGTTCAATGCTGCATAGTAATATGAGTTTATTAAAATGGACTAATAACCTAGATGTAAAGCATAAAAAGTTAGATGGTGAAAAGTTCAATTATAATATAACACGTTACCCATGGACACCGTTAAAGGATTCAGAATTGCAATATGGTATAAATGATGTTCTGGGTGTGATAGAGTGTATCCAGACAGAGTTAAAAAGAGACGGTGATACACTCTATACAATACCTCTTACCAGTACCGGTTATGTGAGACGCAATGTTAAAAGAGCAATGAAAACTATATCACATCAACTTGTACAATCGCAACTCTATTTAAAAGAGGATGTATTTATCTTATTACAAGAGGCTTTTAGAGGTGGAGACACTCACGCAAACAGATATTTTGTAAACCGGATACTGCACAATGTATCATCCTGCGACAGGTCTAGCAGCTATCCGGATGTAATATTAAATCATCTATTTCCTATGACGCAATTCAGGAAAAATGATTATATAAAAAATATGGATGATATAATAGCTGATATTGCCATTAGGGAAAGAGCGTGTTTAGCTAGAATTGCTATATACGGATACTGTCAAGAGGATCACTATAACGGTTTTCCATATCTCAGTTACAGCAAATGCAGAAGAGTTATAAATCCTGTACTGGATAACGGTAGAATACTCTCAGCCGATTATCTGGAAACTACAGTAACAGATATAGATTTGAGGATTATCATAAAAGAGATGGGTGAGGACGGGTTTATTGTTCCGTTAGAGTACTACAGCGCAAAGTATTATAAATTACCGGAAGAGATAAAAGAAGAGGTGAGACAATATTATAAGGGTAAAACAGAATTAAAAAATATTCCAGATCAAGAGTATTTTTATAATAAAAGTAAAAATTTACTCAATGCTATCTATGGTCTAATGGTGCAGAATCCCTGTAAACAATCTATATTATTTGATGATTGTGAATATAATCTGGATGATACACCGGTATCTGAATTATTGGACAAGTATAATAAGAAATCATTTACCGCTTACCAGTGGGGTGTATGGGTAACGGCGTGGGCTAGATGGGAATTGAGAAAAGGTCTATGGAATGTAGGCAGATTTGCGGTCTACTGTGATACAGATTCAGTTAAATATCTGGGTAATGCTGATTTTACTAAAATGAATGCTGATTATATAAAGAATAGTACGGAAAATAATGCATATGCGGTAGATTCTAAAGGTATTACACATTATATGGGTGTATATGAATTTGAGGGTACCTATGATAGATTTGCTACACTGGGTGCTAAAAAATACGCTTATGAAAAAAATGGTAAGTTGCATATTACCATTGCCGGTGTCAATAAAGAAAAAGGTGCTGTAGAACTTGCTGAAAATGGTGGTCTGGAAAGATTTTTAATGAAACGAAAAACCGCTAGTTATGTAGGCTGTACTGAGTTAGATACAGACGGATTTATATTTAAAAAAGCCGGTGGTAACGAACTTATATACAATGATGATAAAACCTATGGTATGCATTATGTAGGCGATAACTCTATAGAGGTAACTAGGAATGTGGTAATTAAAGAGAGTACATATCAGTTAGGATTATCAGCGGACTATAAACGATTAGTTGAGCAAGTAGAATATATTTGTGAAGAGATGGTTTAATAAAAGTTAATAACAGTTTATAATATGAATTAGGATATTTTATCCTTAATATCTGCATTTAGGCACATGAAAGAGAGGTTAATATTATGGAGATTAAAAGAGCAAGTGCTAATGTTCAGAATGACAAGAGAATGATGTATAAACTTACTAAATCACCGGATGTACACAAACTGAAAGATGCTATTGATACGACACTTTGCGTCAAGGGTTTCTGCTACTACGATGATTCAAAAGAGGGTGAGAATGAGAAAATCATTTTGACTATCATTGATGATACCGGCACTGTTTACGGTACTAACAGTAAGACCGCTATGAGCAATTTTTCCGATATGTTGGAATTTTTCGAAACTGATATTGAGGCATCCGGAATGCCTATTGCCGTTAAATCATCGGTATCAAAGAGCGGTAGAGAATTTATCATGCTTGATTTTGCCGGTTAATCCGGTTTCATGTTTTTCCCTCCAATGGGCTGTGCTAATACACAGCCCTATTTTTAATAATAGGTGTTAGTATGAAAAATGAATTATATTTAGAATCCGGTTATCTTAATGTAGATCATATTATGTCTCTGGATTATCCTTTTACATTTATCATAGGTGCTAGAGGTGTAGGAAAAACCTACGGTGTACTTGAATACATATATGAGAATAAAGAAAAATATATACATTTGAGACGGACACAAGTACAAGCAGATTTATTATCATCAAGTGCTTTCCAGCCGTATAAGCAGCTATGCACTGATAAAGGGTGGAATATTGGTGTGAATAGTGTAGCTAAAAATGTATCCGGCATTGCTGAGATAGAGGATGATGTTTTTAAGGATAATTTTGGTTACATCTGTGCATTGAGTACATTTTCCAATTTACGTGGTTTTGATGCAAGCGATGTTAATATCATATTTTATGATGAGTTTATACCGGAGACTACAGCAAAACCGATTAGATCAGAGTATGAAACATTGCTCAATGTATATGAGACTGTAAATAGAAATAGAGAATTAAAAGGATGTAAACCGGTAAAGCTGATATGCTGCGCAAACTCCAATACTATAGATAATCCCTATTTTATTGGTTTGGGTGTTATCAATAAAATAGCAAGTATGCAAAGTAAAGGCAGAATGATTTACAAGGATGATGATAGAGGTCTGTTAATCATCAATCTATCTAAATCACCTATCAGCCAGAAAAAGAAAAATACAGCCCTGTACCGGTTATCAGATAATACCGATTTTGGACAGATGGCACTTGAAAACCTCTATGCCGGTACTGATATGAGTACTATATCAAGAGAGAGGTTAATAGAGTATAGACCAAAAGTTAATGTAGGTGAAATTACTATCTACCTGCATAAATCAAAACGTACTTATTATGCTACAACTCATAAGAGCGGTAGTCCGGTAGCATTCAGCACAAGTACAGATGATTTGGAAAGATACCGCAATGCATATAGAAAAATATTTATGTGCGCATATTATGAGGATAGATTTTTATTTGAGGATGCTGTATCACAGGTACTTTTTAAAAGATATACATTTTAAAATTGTTAATAAAAAATTATAATAAAATTGTGGGCTGAGGTAGTCTAAATGCAGGATCCGGAAGATTCAGACATGCAAGGGCACTTGCTGAAAACTCAGCCCCATTATTTTATTATAAAGGAGTGGTTATAGTATATGAGTGTGAATGACATTATTACTCTGATTGGTAGCGTGGGCTTCCCTATCGCTATGTGTTTGTACATGACAGTAACCTTTAACAAGACACTGGAAACACTGGATGATAGAATCCTTGCACTGAGTACCAGAATTGATGTACTGATAGATAAGGTACTGGAAAAGAGGGAAGATGGCGAACATAAATGATATTCTGGGTATTGCTGAATCTTACCGCAATACAGTAGAACATTCAGCAAAACATAGAGAGATATTATCTATCTATAACAATCATAAACCGCTTGCAAGAGGTTACAAAGTAACAGAAAATGATGCATGGTGTATGACATTTATATCTGCACTGTTTATTAAAGCTAATGCTGTCGATGCTATCGGTATTACTGAGTGTGGATGTCAAGAGTATGTAAACTATGCTAAAAAGCATGGATTGACTGTTGATACACCTGCAAGAGGTGATTTAGTTTTCTATGATTGGGGTTTAGATGGTCATGTAGATCATGTAGGCATTATCTATTTAGTTGCCGGTAATAACCTCTATGTATATGAGGGCAATAAAAATGATTCAGTATCGACACGTATCATTGCCATGAATGCAAGCACTGTAAAGTGTTTTGTTAGACCTAGATACGATGCAAGAGATACCAGATATGACACTAATAAACTGTCATATGCTGCTAGTTTTAGTAAAGACGTTGCCGGTAAATATAAATGTGTTGCTAGTGATTTTGTAGCACTCCGCTATAATCCTTTTGTAAGCGATGATAATAAAATCGCTGAGATTGCATCCGGTGATACCTGTACCAACTATGGCTATTTTACAAATGATTGGCTTTTAGTAGAATATAAAGGAAAGACCGGATTTGCTAATAAATACCATTTAAGAAAGGTAGGAAAATAAATGAGTTTTACTAATGATGATATTTTGACACTTGCAAGGGCTGGATTTACTGCTACACAGATCAGCGCACTCAATGCAATTCAGACACCGGTACAGGTACAGCCGGTAGTACAGCCGGTGCAGACACCGGTACAGCCCATGCAGCCGGTAGTACAGCCGGTGCAGACACCGGTACAGCCGGTAACAGATCAGTACGGTGATACACTCAATCAGATTCTGAGTGCTATCCAGACTAATGCTATTAACCAGACTACACAGCCAAAAGTTCAGAGTACAGATGATATTTTGGCTGAGATCATTAACCCACCTATTAGAGAGGAGAAATAAAAATATGGCTGTAAATGCACTTACTTTTAATCAGCTTGCTACAGTACTTACCGATATTACAAAACTTGCTACAGGTACAGCGGTACAAACACCGGTAGATTCAGCTAGTTTTGTATCTGTAGCTAATACTGCACTTTTAACCGGTTATGATACTACACTTAATGCTGTATCTCAGACACTTTCAAAAACTATCTTTTCGGTAAGACCATATAACAGACGTTTCGGCGGTCTGGAAGTGGATGCAGTAAGGTGGGGTAACCATATCAGAAAATTACAGGCACTTGATATGCCTTTTGAGGATGATGATAGACAGAAACTTGTTAATGGTCAGAGTATAGACCAGTATATAGTTTCTAAACCACCGGTACTCCAAACTAACTATTATGGTCAGAATATCTGGCAGAAACATTTAACGGTGTTCAGAGATCAGCTTGATGTAGCTTTTAATAGCGTAGATGAGTTCGGCAGATTTATTTCTATGATTATGAGAAATGCTTCAGATCAGATAGAACAAGCAAAAGAGAGTGTAGAGCGTGCTACAGTTGCCAATTTGATCGGTGGTACTTATGCTATCGGTAATACTGAGAGTGTTATTCATCTAGTAACGGCATATAATGGCTATGCAGGTACTGAACTTGATTCAGATACGGTATTACAGCCGGATAATTTCCCTGGCTTTGTCCGGTGGCTTTTCGGTTTTCTGGGTGATACGATTGACAAAATGGCTGAGAGGACATCTATGTATCATCTCAATATTACGGATAAAACAGTAATGAGACATACACCTAAAGAGCGTATGAAAGTGTATTTTAATTCCGGTATCGTTAATCACATGGACACTTCTGCATTTGCGGTTACTTTCCATGATAACTATCTTAAAAAGGTAGATTATACTAAAGTAACATTCTGGGAAGATATTAAAAACCCTCTGAAAGTAAATGCAGATTGTGGTTACATTGATACTACCGGTGCAGCTGCACATAGTGTTGTAAATCTCACTAAAGTATTTGGTGTACTTTTTGATGAGGAAGCAGCTATGATGAATACCATTAACCAGTGGCAAGCTAATTCACCTTTTAACGCTAGAGGTGGCTACACAAATATGTTCTGGCATTTTACGACGCGTTATCTTAATGATAATACAGAGAATTGTGTTGTACTTTTGCTTGATTAAACAGAGGTTGATATATGTCTTTTAATGTTCTTTTTGGCACTGTCTATAAAAGACATAATTCCACATTCAGAGGTGCAAGCGGTAGTCATTGGCTATCGCTTGCTTGTACGCTGAAAGAAGAGTGTTCTATCAATAGTCCTAGTCTATTAGTTGATATTGCCGGTACTCAGTTAGCAGCTAATGGTAATACACTTAATCATTGCTATATTGCATACTTTGACCGCTATTATTTTGTTGATAACTGGACATATGAAAGAGGCAGATGGAGAGCAGATTGTAGTATTGATGTGCTTGCCACATGGAGAGATACAATAGGCAATTCAAGTCAATACATACTCAGATCAGCAAGCGCAAGTGATGGTACTGTATTTGATAGTATGTATCCGGTAAAGAATGTTATTACTACAGCATACTCAAATGATACTAACCCATGGAATTTATATGGCGGTACGTATGTTGTCGGTACTATATCCGGTAACGGTATGGGTGTTGGGTGTGTCGGTTACTATGCTCTTAACTCTCAGCAATTCAGAGATTTATGTAACTATCTTTTCGGGTATGTCGGTACGTCAAACTATTTTGATGTTGCGGAAATAACAAAAGATATGACAATGGATACATTTAAAGCTATATATAATCCTTTCCAGTATATATGTAGTGCCATGTATCTGCCCTTCAGTCTTAACGGTATGAATCCGTCTCAGCAAGATATAAATGTCGGTTATTGGGGTATTCCTGTACAGGGTGGAAGATTGACAACTATATCACCTTATACTACTACACGAACATTACCATGGAGTGGTACACATCCAAATGATAATAGAGGTAGCTATGTATATTGCAATCCTTATACAAGGGTGGATGTTGATTTTCAACCATTCGGACACTTTCAGTTACCCAGTGATATTGTATATGATAGAGGTGGTGTACAATTAGATATAAAGGTGGATACCATAACTGGCAAGGGTACGTGTTATGTCGGTGGAGTTGTACAGCCCATTATGACAGTAGAGGCACAAGTAGGTGTACCGATTAAATTATCGCAAATGGCTACAGATTATTTAGCTGTAGCAAGTACAGTAACACAGGGTGTAGCAAATACAGTAGGCAGTATTATGAAAGGTGATGTAGCCGGTGCAATATCTAATGCTGCATCCGGTGTTGATTCTGCTATCAGATCACAAGTACCTACTATGTCAACTATGGGTAATAACGGAGGCTATTCTGCACTCACTCAAGCACCAGTAGCGGTATTTACATACTATAGTTTAGTTGATGAGGATAATACCAGACTGGGTAGACCGCTATGCAAGCAGAGGACTATAAACACCCTTTCCGGTTATATACTATGTGAAAATGCGAGTGTTGAAACCGGTGGTACATATGAGGAAAATCAGCAAATATCACAGTTAATGAATACAGGGTTTTATTATGAATAACTTACCTATTTATTATCAGCAAGAAAATGTGATAACGGCAATGCAGAGTCCTGGCATTTTGCATTGCCGGAATACACAGCTTGTTAATGTTTTTAAAAGATATTTATATCAAGAGGCTATAGCAACTATAAAAGCAGATATACCGGAAAACTGGAATAGAGACTATTTTCTCTATACATTATTCGCTTTAGGCTATATTGCTGTAGTGAATACTAATAAATACGGTGTAATATGTCAATTCTGCGGTCTATATGGACAGGATATATATTATGCACCTACTAATGTTACTATATCTAATCCACTTTTAAGTGGCATTCTACAGCCTAGAATACATGTACAGTGTGAGGTATTGAAACTTACACCGGACTATTGCGGTATAGATGATTTAATTACTTACTATGCTAATAAGTTAGCGTTATGTGCTGAGAATGTAGATATAAACCTCATAAACTCAAAACTTGCATATTTATTCCTTGCCGGTAATAAATCAGCAAGTGCTACATTTAAGACACTCTTTGATGATATAGCAAGCGGTAAACCGGCTGTGGTTATTGATAAATCACTTGTGAGGGAAGATGGTAGTCTGGGTATTGAACTTTTTAATCAGCACTTAAAGGAAACTTATATTGCTAGTGATGTACTGGAAGATATGAGAAAAATAAGGGCTGATTTTAATACAGTGATAGGGATACCAAATGCTAACACAGATAAAAGAGAGAGGTTAATAAAGGATGAGGTAAACGCTAATAACACAGAAACTAAAAGCCGGTTAGATTTATGGGTAGACAGTCTGAATGAATGTGCAGATAAAGCTAATAAAATGTTCGGACTTAAATTACATTTTGAATCCAGATATAAAAGTGAGGTGATAGAGGATGTCAAGCCAAAAAGCAATGATTAACACTCTTATGTTCTATCACTGGGATGAGACACTTTTTAATGAGATGTTAATACCGGATGGAGTAGATAGAGAGGATGTTATACAGGCTATACTATTAGAAACCTCTGATTTTCCTTTAGTGATAACTGATTTACCTACACTGAAATTAGCTATAAAAGTATGGTCTAAACATAAGATTGATATTTGGACACATCTTTTGGCAACTACTCATTATATCTATAATCCTATTGAGAACTATAACCGGTTAGAGGTAGAAACCACTTTACTTGAAAAGCGTGGTACAGGCACTATAAAAGGTGACGGTGGAAATGATACAGTAACATATAATGTTACAGACACATCCTCTGGTACTGATAACTACAGTGAAACCGGTAGTACAGCTAATACCGGTGATGTTACTACAGCTAAAACTAATACCGGTAGTATTACGGCATCCGGTAGTGATAGATTAGTCAATAGCGGTACAGATGGTAAGACCGGCACAGAGACTATCACAGAAACTAATGATGGTAGTGATGTTAGATCAGTAGCAGATAATACTACAGAGACTAATAGCGGTGCAGATGTTACCGCAGCCGGTAAGACAGATACTACTACTAAAACCGGTGATGATACTCTCACTGTATCCGGTACTGTTACCACAGCTAAAACCGGTTATGATACTGTTACTGAAAGTGTATCTGCATTCAATGAACAAAATTCATATGCGGATCATACTAAAACCGCTACAGATTATAACTCAGGTGATACAAGGACTGAAAACCGTACAGATCAGACAGACTATAATACTACAGAGACATTAACAGAGGATTTAGACAGCACTATTACTTATGGTAAAGAGGTTGTTACTGATAAATCTATCACTGATACTATGGAGTATGGTAAAGAGGTAGATACATCTAAATCATCCTCTGAGAGTGTCACATATGGAAAGACAGAGACCACTAATTATGGTAAATCTGAAAATAGTACTGAGGCTGAAAATGAAACTGTTACAAATGATACTCTTACCAGTGTGGAAAGAGAGAGTACAAGCACTAAAGCCGGTAGTAATGTAAAGACCGGAACAGAGACACATTCACATTCACAGGGCAATGTAGAAACAAGGAATTTTGATGATACATTTACAGCTAACCGGCATATCACCGGTAATATAGGTGTTATGACTACACAGGATATGATAAAGCAAGAGAGGGAAATAGCACTCTTTGATATTGTCGATATTATAGTAGCTGATTATAAATCAGAGTTCTGCATTCTTATTTATTGAGAGGTGAGATCATGCCGTTTTTCGACAAATACCCATATACTAATTTTCATAATGTAAATTTAGACTGGATTTTAGAGCGTGTTAAAGAGTGGGGTGAGTTAGTAAAACAAAATAACATCGCTTTTCATAATCTGGAAGAGGCTAATGAGGCTTTTAAAGAGTATGTTACTAACTATCTTCAGAATCTGGATATTCAAGCACAGATAGATGATAAACTCGATAGAATGTTTGAATCCGGAGAGTTAACCGATTATTTACAGCCGTATGTATCTGATACTGTTACTGAATGGCTAGATGAGAATATAAGTGAACCGAGTGGAATAGTTATAGATTCTAGTTTGACTGTATCCGGTGCCGCTGCGGATGCTAAAGCAGCCGGCAATAAAATAACAGATGTTAATAATACTATTTTATATTTAAGTAGTGCATTAACTAACACTGTTAAAAATGCAATTCTTAATTGTTTTGAACATGTGGCACTCTGGACAGATGAGAACGCAAGTGAACATATAGAAACATTGAGGAGTGTATTTTTTAATCAGTCAAATATAACCAGTATTGATGTTGTAACAAATATAACAATACCGATTTATTCAGTAGATAATATAAATATATTAAGAAATTATATTACCGTTACCGCACATTATAGCGATTATACTAGCAGAATATTAACAAGTAGCGAATATATTTTACTTGGAAAATTAGAGAGTGGAACACAAAAAATAATTGTATTTTATGATGGTTTAACTACCGATTTTACTATAACAGTTAATGCTTTGATATTAGCTACTATGTCTAATGTTTTATATAACAATGGTATAACTAATTTAGAGTGTACAAATGGTACTTTTACCACGGGAACTAGAGTTAGTTTTTCGGCATTTACTTTTAATACAAATATAACAAAATGCTATTTTCTGCCTAACAAAAGTGGTAATGCGGAGTGGATAGTCTTTAGATATGAAAACAACGGAAACACATTATACGGTTTTAATGGTAGTGGTGTTTCAAAATTTGAATGGGATGGAACACATTACACAGCAACCGGAGTTACACCGGAATTTATAATTAAAAGGGGTGCAAATGTTAACGATACCGGCAATAAAAATGTTACACTGTTAAATGATACTATTAGAATCGAGAGTTTGAGTGGTTATGTAGAAATTAATAGAGCTAATATTATTGGCTTTTGGATGTCACAGGGTAGCTGGTATATACCGACAAATTGTCTAGTTAATGAGGTAGCGCAATGAGTGGAAATGTATTTTACGATATTAACGGTAATGCTGTAAATATTGGTGGTGGTTATGATGTTGAACAGCATGATAGAAGATTAAAAGAGTTAGAAATATATGACCCATTCACATGGAACACTTTTGACAAATCATATTTTGTTTTTGTACATGATGATAGTAATGCATTTATTGAGGATGCTTATAACGCTTTTAACAGTGAGAGTGTACCGTTATCGGAGGCTACTATATTTGATAGAATAACTAATGTAGTAGGAAATAAAACTATTAGAGAATGGTTAGAATTAATATCACAAAACGGTGAAGTATTAATGCATTATAATTATGATTTGCTTGAAACCACACCGGATGATATATGGTATGAGCAAGTAGTAACACCTAAAATTGAACTTGAAAATATGGGATTTGATATTAACGGTTTAATACTTGCTAATAGTTCAGATCATAACAGCCAAAAAGGTGAAAGTTTCTGTAGAAAATATTATACTTATGCTGATAAAGTTGGTACTAGCTTGAGATATAATCTGGGAAGAGTTTTAATGTCAACTTTTAATAACTTAAATGGATTCAAGAGTGAAATCGACACAAAAGCTAATATTAATGGTCTACACGCATATGGTTTTCATGGTAGCATAAGAGAGGACGAATCCTGGATAACATATAGTAATCTGGTAAACATTATCAGATACATTAAACAGAAACCTAATACAGTTATCACTACTTATAATTATGTTTTTAATACAGTAGGTATTTCAACACAGAATAAAAGGCTTGATGCATTAGAATCATAAAATTATATTGAATCAAATACAATGGCCAGTGCCGGACTGGAATACATCCGAACAGATGTTCGCAGTCAATGGCACTGGCTTTAGTACGTATGTTCGGTTTACATAATGTGGGAAAATT